TGGCAAAGATAATTCAATGTAGAATAAAATAAAGGGCAACATGTTTACAACTGAAGGGCAAGAAAAAGAGCAATTGGCGTTAATTCAAAAGATCCGAAACGATCCTTGGGAATTTTCTAAATATGTTTTTACAAAAGATGAATCTGATAAAAAGAATCCAATCAAAAGATTTCCATACGAATTAGATTATATAAAACTTTATATGCGAGTATGGGAAAAAGAAAACCGAATTGCAGTTCCAAAATCTAGGCGAATGAAAATGACCTGGACTAATGTTGTTTTACATTTATGGGATGCTTGGTTTCACGTTGGCCGCCATGAAGGTATTGTTTCTAAGAAAGAAGAAGATGCCAATTTTTTGATTCAAGATAGGTTTAAGTTTATAGTAGAAAATTTAGATCCTGTTATTCCAAGACATCTATTGCCAAGACACGAACCAAAATGGTGTCACTTAACTTTTCCAGAAATACACAGCAAAATTCAAGGCTTTCCACAAGGTGAAGGCCAAATGCGACAGTTTACCCTTTCAAATATTATGGCTGATGAAATTGCCTTTTGGGAGCAAGCTGAAGGTTCTTATTCTGCCAGTTTGCCAACTCTTGAAGGTGGAGGAAGATTCACAGCAGTTTCTTCTCCTGCGCCGGGATTCTTTAAAAGATTATGTTTAGATAGATTTGATGATAAAGATTTGGCCGAACAGAAAGAAGAATCAACAGTCGAAAAAAGATACCCGATTGAGGGTGTCGAGATGTGGAAGAATAAAGGTAATGAGTTTACTATCTTCCAACTTCACTATACAGCAGATCCGGCCAAGAGAAGTAAGGAATTTAAGCATGGTGTGAAAAAAGGTATGTCTCAAAAAAGATATAACCAAGAATATGAATTGCAATGGGAAACTTTTGCCGGTCATCCTGTTTATTCAGACTTTAGTAGTATTTTTCATGGATCTAAAGAAAAACTTTATCCACATTTGGGATTACCACTTTTAAGAGGATGGGACTTTGGATTAACCCCTGCATGTATTATTTGTCAGCTACAGGGACAAACCTTAGTCGTTTTTAAGGAATTTGTAGCTGTTAACATGGGTACAGACAGATTCAGCGATATAGTGCTTCCTGAGTGTGCTCTCGAGTTTCCACAGTGGACAGACCAAAAAAAAGATTATTTAGACTTTATAGATGCTTCAGGTATGTTTCGAAAAGATACGAATGAAGAAACAAATGCTTCTGTTCTTGCCGGAAAAGGATTAATGTGCCAAGCCGGAGCAGTGAGTTGGGAACCTAGAAGAAGATCGGTAGAGAAATTTTTAATAAGAGTTCACAAAGCAGAACCTTGTTTTCAAGTTAATTTAACAGAATGTCCAATGCTTATAAAAGGATTCAACGGAGGTTATCGTTATCCTGACAGCAGCATGGACTTAGAGCCAAATAAAATTAGGCCTTTAAAAGATGAACATTCTCATATTCATGATGCGCTGCAAATGGTAACATCGAGAATAAGTCAGATAATGGTAAGGCAGAGAGTAAATATACCTTCACCGAAATATAAACAAAAGTACTAGGGATACATTATGTCAGAAAAACCAAAAATGAAAAAAACACAAGTATCTCAAGCAATTATACGATACGTTCAAGAAGCTAAAGAAGCTAAAAAAACTCGAATGAACATGAATGAAGCGAACTTTGATTGTTATAATTTAAAGCAAGATTATTCACACAAACTTGAAGGCCAATCAAAAGAATTTTTGCCAAAACAAGCAACAGCAGTTGAGCAAATAACCGAATTTCTCCAACAGGGCCTAGTCGATCACGGCAAGTGGTTTTCAATTGAAGCTGAATCGGGTGTAAATTATTCCCCAGAAGAAGAGATGAACATGATTACTCCGGGTGATATGGAGAAGCTTTTGGGTAGACAGCTCAAGAAAAACAAGTTTGAAAATTATGTAGCAGATGCTTTAAAGATGGCCTTCCTTGGATCTTTGATGATTATGAAATCTGGGGGAATAACTAAAAGTGTTGTAACAGGTGTTAGCGTTGTTCCATCAGATGATGAAGATGAAAATAGCGAACCAGTACCAGAACTAACTAGGAAAGATTTTTGGCAACTAGATTTAGATTTAGTAAGAGCAGAAGATTTTTTTCCTGATCCTTCGGGCGCAGGACTTTACACAGTAGAGAGAATTGAAATCGATAAATATAAGTTAATCGAGATGGCCGAAGCAAGGCCGGACATTTATAATCTTGAAAACATTAAGATGATTGGTGCAGGGCAAGAAGAAGACCAAAGGTCAAAAAAATCAAGAGAAACTGGTCAAGATGTGACTATTTCTGGTTATAGAAATAAAGTAACCATTTATGAAGCTTGGGGAACCTTTTTAGGGCCTAATGGAGAAGTTTTATACAAAGACCATAATGCAGCTTGTAGTCAAGAAGGAATAGAGATAATCGCTCCAAGAAAGAATCCTAACTGGCATGGCGAAAATCCTTATACAGTGGGAACAGTTATTCGAGTTCCTAAGTCTGTTTGGCATAAAGCATTAATGGATGCTCCTACAAAATTAAATACAGCAATGAATGAGCTTTTTAATTTAATGTTTGACTCGGGTATGATGTCTGTTCATGGAATTAAACAATACAGACCAGATTGGCTAGATGATCCCTCTCAAGTTGCAAACGGAATAGCTGCTGGTGATTCACTTGGCGTAAACTCAATGTGTCCTCCGGGCGGAAAAGTTATAGAGAGAGTAGATACTGGTGGAATGACTCAAGAGGGATTAAGTCTTTTTAATTTAACATCTGGTGAGTTTAATGAATCGGCACTAACAAATTCATTAAGATTAGGTGGACAGTCTGAAAGGGCCGTAAAAGCAACAGAAGTTGTCGCATCAAACCAAGCGATTAATTCAGTTATGACAGGAATGATTAAGCTTATAGAAGAAGATTGTATTGCTCCGCACCTTAAAAAGAATTGGTACACAATTGCCCAGAATATGAATGATATGGGTTCAGAAGAATTGAAAACATTGCTAGGGCCTCGAAAAGCAGCAGTTATTGCTAAGATGTCAAGGGCGGAAATTTTTGCCCAAACAGCAGTAGGGATGAAATTTAATGTTTTTGGATTATCGACAACAGTTAATAAAATAAATGACTTTAGAAAATTAACGGCTCTTCTTCAAACTATTTCAGGTTCAGAACTTCTGGCAGCAGAATTTAGGAAAAAGTATAGTTTTAATAAATTTCTAGGAGAATTAGTAAAATCTCTTGATATTAACACAGATAAGATTAAGGCAGATCCGCAAGAAATAGCTCAAGGCGAAGCGGAAAGGCAAGCTCAACTTCAAGCTCAAGCTCAACAAGGCCAAGGAAAAGGGGAAAAAGACCTTCAAAGTCAAATACCTCAAGATAATGGTGGCCCTGAAACTGGTGTAGATGTTGATAGAAGTTCATTATTACAAGGTATGACTAATCCGGGGGGCAACTAATGGAGCATCATAAAAGTATAGAAAATTTGAATTTAGGCAGAACATCAAGAATAGTTTTAGATGGTTTAAAGCCAATTTTAGATCAATGCAGACTTGCTACTTTATCGGAAATGAAAAGTAATTATCGATCTGGTGAAATGGATCAAATAAAAATGTTTTCAAAAGTAGCATCTTTGTGTACGCTAGATGACATAGAGCAAAGATTGACCACCGGAATAAGAAAAGGTGATAACGCAGCAAAGGAGTTAAACAATGAATGAACAGGTAAAAACATCAGAACAAGAAAATGAATCATCAAATGAAGTTGTTGATAGTGGTGCTGAAGACCTTTTTAACTCTAGCGTTGAGGAAAAAGAGATTCAGAAAGAAACACAAGAAGAAACAGTTATCTATGAAGGTTTTGGAAGAAAATTTACTTCTTCGGAAGATTTAGCTGAATATACAAAGCAACTAGAAATGCGTGTTGCTTCTAATGAGATGGAAAAAAGTAAAGCTGAAGAATTGAAAAAAGAGACTACAGTGGCCAACGAGATAGGCGCACAGCAATATGACTCGGTAGTTACTGACGAAATGTCAGATAAAATCTTTGAGAATCCAAAAGCAGTTCTTCAGGAATTAGAGTCAAAGATCGAGCAGAAGTACGAAAGAAAGGATAATCAGAAGAAAACAGAGACAGATTTCTGGGAAGGCTTTTATGCAGATAATCAAGATTTGAAAAAAATCAAAAGAGTGGTAGACTTAATACTGAAGGAAAAATCATCGATTCTTTCTTCAATGGAAGTAAATAAGGGCAAAGAATATCTAGCGAAGGAAACCAGATCGTTTATAGAAGGGATCGGGGGAAATTTGGGAACTAAAGAGAAACTGACAAATGAAGGGACAACTAACTTGGGAACATCTCAGCTTAACGGTGGAGTACAAACCAAAGTAGTTGAAAAAACTGATTTTGTGAGTGAAATGAGAAGCTATCAAAGAAAAAACTAATTAGGAGGTTTTAATGGCTGGTTTTAATTGGACTTTTGATGCCCCAACAGGCGTTTTCAAGAACCATGACCTAAGTTCGCAGCTTCGCAAGGCATCAATAGCGGAAACAAAATTTGTGCAATTTGTGAAACCAGAACCGGGTTATGGCAAGAAAAAGGGTGAGTCGGTAACGATAACTAGAGTTTCTAGTTTGACTGAACCTACTGACGCTAAGTTAACTGAAAACAGAGACATCCCAGAGGATGACTTAACAATCACAACTGTAGCTATCACAGTAAGTGAGTGGGGACGTTCAGTTCCATTCAGTTCTTTTGCAGAGGATCTAAACTCTTACAATTTAGAAAATTCAATTCAATTGGCCCTTAAAGACCAAATGAAACTTGTTATGGACAAAGCTGCTGCTGCTGCTTTCAAAGGTTGTAAAGTTAAAGCAATACCAACTGGTGTTTCTGCTCTTACTTTTGACACTGATGGAACAGCTT